TCCGCCAACCCGGTAGTTTCGAGATGACGATGCGATTTCTACCCGGGTAAGTGCGAACTCGTTCATATTAAAGAATATAGTTCGACCGCCTTCGGGACCGGATTGTTGGTCCACATAGTCTAGAACCGCGATCTTGTTGGACGAGTTGACTGTGCCATAGGTGCCGATATTCTTTGGGAAGTGGGGATCATCCGAACTAATGTTGCTAAAAAACGACGGCCCTGTGGGAATGATGTCCCCCGCTCGGCAGAGTACTACAAACTCTTTTAGCGGGGCGTTACGCCCCCACGAGCCGATATCCGTGCCCGTAGTTGCTGTGGTCAACGCGCTGATAGGGTCATTGAACCGGCCCGACCCGCTTGTGGTCCCGGCCTCGGAGACATAGCACACTGGCACGCCGTTCAGGTCTTCGTCGTCGGCATAGATCGAGTTAGCGTAGTAGTCGTGGTCAGCCAGCACCTGAGCGTCTGTCAGTTCCGAAGCGATGATGTCCATGCGTCGAACAAACAGGAGGCCCGCTCCAGAGTCGCGTCGGATCAGGTTCCTGTTCGTGAATGTTCCGGTCGGTGCTGTGAGTTTTCCGCCTCGGTACGACTTGCCGCTTGACCAGTGCCGCCGGTCGCCGTTGGCGTAGACGACGATAGTGTGGAGGACGAGGATGCTCTTGGTTGAAGACTGCTGTATACCATCGCGGGACCGGGGGGTGTTAGCGCCGCCAGGCTGAGGTATTCGGAAGTACTTATCGTCAAGACGGTCCTGACAGATACCCTGGCTGCCGTCCAGATATTCGACTGACTGTGCGCTGTCTAGACCTGTGCCCAGTTCCTCCACCCAGTGCATCGTAAAGCCGCCGGACTGGGTGATGGCGTTCGTGTTTCGGATGGCATCGCCCAAGGCCATCTCGATCGCGTTGCGGCCAGTCCCGTACCGAGACTGCCGCCATGTGAAGGCATTGGTACCCCCGCTAAGGTTGTTAAGGGCGGTGGTTGTGCCCGACACCTGATCGGTGATCGCAACGGTCGCCCCGTCGGTGTGCGTCTCGGCATCCGCGTCGAAGGTCAGGACCGGGGCAACCGAGAACGCCGTGGGCACCGCCCCGGCCTTGAACCGTTTGCGGCGAAGATTCTGTAGCAGAATACCATTGGTTCCAACACGAGATCGGTTAACGACCGGCGTGACGGTCAAGGCTGCGGAGGTAGTCAGCCCTACTTCGGCGGAGAACAGACCACCAGCGGGGGCGGCAACGGTAATCGTTTCGTGGGTAAGACCATACCACGGGAAGTACTCATCAGCGTTGAGCCGAAAGAATCCCGACACCACGGTCTTGCCGTTTCGGATCTCCACGCGGGCGATACCGATGGGCGAGGCGGTCTTGGCCCCGGACACCGTGCCCGTCAGGGTGAGGCCGGTGCCCACCGCCATGATGCTGCTGTCGGTGTCGTCGGTAAAGACGACCTTGTACCAGATGTCACGGCCGTCTGCAACAATGCCCATCTCGGTTGATTCAACGGTTGCCATTGTCTGTCTCCTTGGGAGGTGATCGTCCACCCCCGCTAGTGTATTTTACTAATCTTATTTATAGATTATCTAAACTCTCTTGCCATTCTTTCACCGACACCAATATCCGGCATAATTCCTCTCGCTCTGACTGTCCACCTAGTAGTCTGTACTCTACTAAGTGGTGGCGAAGATGGTGGATCCACTGGATCAACTGGATCAACTGGATTTATTGGTACTGGTTGTCCGGGTCCAGCATCCTGAAAATTAAGAGTAACATTTAACAAAACAGCAAATATTAGAGAATTTACATCATCACCGTTGAACTGAAGGGATCCGGTTTGTTGTGACCCCAAAGAAGATACATTAACATTAACATTAATTGAAACATAATCATTTTCAGGAATAACATACAAATTAATATCTGGAATTATAGTTCCATCTGATTGCGTCCATGTCTGTATACTCAAAATTTCACTGGTTATGACTTCTAGAGATGCACAGTTAAAATTTCCATCATTAGCGTATAGTCTTATGGTTTCGATGTGCGGTGTATTGCTTATGATTTTAGTGAGCGAGACGGGTACACCACTAAAAATAGTTTTTCCAGTAGAATCAGCCAATCTAAGAAATGTCTGGGGAATTTCTAGAAGTCCTATTGCAATTGGTCGATATCCCTGCCAATGCTCGATCATGTCCATGATCGCGGTCGCCTGTTGTGTTCCTGCCAGCCCGGGAAGAATAAAAATCGGATCCTGTAATGAAGTACCAGCACCATGCCCAGATGCGTCAGTAGAAGATTCTAATCTTGAAAAATACAATTGATCTATTTCAAGTACAGGATTGTCACTAATTTCAACTGTCTGTATAGTAGTTCCTTGATTGACCTGAATGGAATTTACTATAGCCGCAAGTTCCAAAGTTCCCGCTTGTCCCGCTCGAATAATGTACGGATCTTCTAGTGTTCCAAAACCGCGAGAATTGGCTAGTGTTAATTCTGGATCTCTTGAAAAGTAAAATGTTTCAATTTCAAATAGTTCGCTAAATGTGGTCGTGAGGTTGCCGGTTGTTATACTCTCTGCCGGTAGTAGAATTTCTGTTAAATTTCTTACTATTGGATCTACAAATTTATCTTTAAAATATGCATCACACCACACATCAGCGAGTATAGCAACTGGATTATTAGAGGTCGGATTCCATAAAATATATGTGTCTACACCAGATCTTTCCATATGCGCCATCATAACTCTGAAAAATAGTTTTTCAAATTCAAGATTTGTTGCATTTCCCCATGTATTTGCACCATTTCTGCCATATGTGGGTGGCGCGATCCATGGATGGACATCACCGGGAACAGCGGCGCACGCCGAACGAAAACGGCTCATACGACGAAGAAATGTTTTCCATCTTCTTCTGTTTCTAACCCGGTTTTCATTGTTTGCGAAGTCTGGGTGATCTACCGGTAGCGTATATTCTGGTTCCGCAGCGACTAATGTTCCATCGGCTGTGTCCAAGTATACTACGGGAGAAGAGATTCCCGAGACTCTTCCAGTCGCGTATGGTAATCTATTTGGTCTACCTCGCGCCTCTTGCGTAATCGGGAATCCATATTCATAATCGTTATAATTGCTGAACGGAAGCAGTTCATAATCCACTGGAAATTCTGAACTTTCATCTGGATAACGATTGATATAATCATTTACAAATGTGGTAGACATACTTAGACCACGAAGGCCAGCCAGAGCAAGGCTTCTCGTGACTCTGATTCTTTCCATGTGTGCCCATTGACCGTAATCACTTATAAAGAAATCTGTTTGGATCAATCCCGGCTGCGTATTCCAAATCTCTTGACCCAAATATTGGCTTGCAGCACTCGCGCCACCGGGATACGGATTTTCATCATTATCAAGCGTTATTGGCCTGAAGTAATCTGGTCTTGCTTGACCGGGCATATTCCAGATATCTGCACCCTTTTCCAGATCTTGAACGATGTAATCTATGGGGGTTTGATTCAGAATCATATAATTGTTAAACCCAGCCCACCAATCTACAATCATACTGGAAATTGGCTGTAGAGAATATGCTGGAGTGTGATTCCACCAATTTTCGGGACTGGCACGACCCGCTTCTGTATTTGGCTGTCTATCGCTGAATGCGCGAGGGTGTGGGCCGAACTCAAACTCAAACCAAAGTCTATATGCAACTTTAATATTTGGATTTGCTGTTTTTCTTGCAACCGCAGTATTATGTGCGGCGGCAGCGATAATTTCCGGATTGTTAATCTGCGAACGGGGATCTATTCGAATAGTTTCAGACATGTTAAAAAATGTCACTGAAGGATGCTTTTCCCATGTATAGACGGTTACTTGCTTTTTCATGAAATTATACCTCTCCAGTTATTTGTGCTAGTATTACATTTACTTCTTGCAATAGATCATCTGAACTTTTTCCAAGGGTTACTCTATAGTTACGACCCCATGCAGTAAATATGTACGGAACACTCCTAGATCTCATGTAAGAATCTGTAATGGTTCCGGCTATGTGTTCCGCAAGGTTAATCGTAAAGGTTTCAGCGTGCCACTGAATGACTGGGACATTATCCAGTCTAGATGTTGATATTTGAGTCGAGAACGACGACCATCCGTTCGTTCCATTTCCCCATGCTGGATCTGATCTCTGAAAGTATGCAAAATTTGAACAGCATCCCCAATTATTTTCTGGTAGATGTGTGACTCTAGATTCGACACCCCTCGGCTCGCAAAGAACTGGAACCCCTCTGGCTTCACATATTTCTCTAAGACATTCATATATTCTATTTCTTGGGTCTGATGCGGAAAGTAAGAATGGATCATCAAATACAAAGTACTTTAAATTTGGAAGCCGCAGAGCGGATCTCACACTTTTTTCCATTCTATCATATAATCCAACCCAGTTTCCAGCAGTAGCGAGTGCGATAAAGTCAGCGTCGTTTTGAAGAGAGCCGATGTAATAGATGACATCTAAGTTTAAAGTTCCCAAATATGCAAATCCAGCATCAATTGTTTCTATGACAGATGCATTTCCCCGTTCTCTGTAATCAATTTCTGAATCAAATGGTAGGTCACCGGCATTATTAGACTGTAAATCATTTCCAAACATTCTATCAATGAAAATTACGGGGCGTATTCCGTCACCGACCCAATCGACAAAGGGAGCAACTTCGTTTTGAAAATATGTCAGATATCCAGATGAAATAATAGTTGGATGCAATCCAAATGGATTTTCTTGTGTTCTAGTCTGCCCACCCATTGGACATGCAATTGCGTAATGTTTAGTGAATAGATCTGATTTTGTTATTCGCAAATCTGGTAGTGGCGAACTTTCATTACTATCTACCGCTGCACTTAGGTAAACATTGTTAACATTTGTTGTTGATGATCCCGGAACAAGCCAATCTACTCGTAAAGATCCGGTGAATGATCCATATTCTAAAACATTTCCAACAGATCGTCCAAAGAGACGAATTGGAACTTGTACTGTCTGGTTTGGTTGTAGTGTGATCGTTGGTTGCGTCGGGACTCTATCGTCACGGATGAACCACCCCTCATACCGAGAACCATTAGTATTTGTTCCTCCGATTCTTGTAACTGTTATTGGATCAACAGAAATATTCCTCAGTGTACACATAAATTGTTGCGGAGATGCTCCGGCAATTTGACTTGGAAAAGTAATTTTTCCACTTCTATGCGTAGCATTTTGAGAAGCGTATTCCAATCTAATGGCTGAAGTAACTGGCGCATTTGTCGCCAAGCCTCCGACAGTTGTATATACCGTGCCTTGCTCATTTGTGGCATATGCTGCCCACACATACGCAGTTGAAGGAATTAGCCCGGTGATGTTAACGGTGAACACACCAGTCGTTCCTGTAGCCGGTACTTGGGTGACAGGCCCAGTAGTCGGGTTTGGATTTTTTGAAAATAACGAATAAACAATACCGCGCTCGCTGATTGTTCCACCGCCGTCATCTGTAACATTGGCCCCTAGTATGGCAGTAGTTGCCGTGATGCCTGTCTGAGTCGGTGTGGTGATGGTGGGCGTGGGCATTGATGTGTCCTTGAAAATAGTCTATGATCGTATTATCCATAGTATGTAGACACAAGAAAACCCCCTCAATGTTGAGGGGGTATGAAAATAAAATTAAATTTTCTAATTAATCGCTGTCCTGTGCAAGTCTCAGACCAGATCGCATTTCCTCTGCATCTACCCGTGGCATGTCTCCCGGACCGGCAACCACAATGCCCGATTGCTCTGCAACATACCGATTATGGCCATCTGCGAGCGGCTGAACAGCGGGATAATCCATAACAATGAAGTCATATGGAATACTTATTCCCTCGCTAGGGGTATATTCTGCCATCGGGAAGAATGGGCCGAATGTTACACCAGCGGTTCCGTCTTGCTTCTGGACCTGTTGGAGAACGACCGGGTGTACAACTAGCACGGAGTTACCGGCAACGCCTTCCACTCCGTCAGAAACCCGACCAATTACAACATCGCCGTTCTTCAGCATCAGACTCCGAACGCTACTATTACTTGTCATTTTCTAAATCTCCTGTATAATGTTTATCAAAAATATTACTAATATCACTTAAATTTAGAGGCATGAAATTATGCACATCTACACCAACATCGAGTCTTAAAATTTTTGGGTTTGAAATTCCTTCCTTTTCTAGTGAATTGTTTAAATTTCCATGACAATGACCATGCAAATGCCAAGATCCGTAATGAGCCGCATTCCAAGTTTCAAAGGGGTAGTGCGAGAGAATTATTTTTATTCGCTTTCCGCGAACGGTTCTTTTTAATTCTTTGTAATTTTCTACCTGAAAAAACCCGGACTCCAGATATACATCTCTTTTCTTTTTGTCATGATTACCGAGAATCAGAAAAATATTGACACAATTAATTCGTCCAACAAAATCTCTAATAGCATTGGATCCTCCAAAGCAAACATCACCCAAAATCCAAAAATTATCGGATTTTTTAACCTTATCGTTGATGTTTTTGACGATAAGATCATTCATACTTCCAACATCGGCAAAGGGCCGATTTGAATACTCTCTAACTTTATCATGTCCAGCATGTAAATCCGAACTGAACCAATCTTGTTGCTCATCCATAATTATAGGTCCGGAATTTTGTTTTTACGATACTGGTTCGCCAATTCTAAACTAATAAATTGATTTTTTGCGACCATGCTTAATATTTTTTCTTCCAAAGATTCGTCATCGAGCGTCACATCGTTTTCGTACTCTATAAGGACACCGGATATTTCATCACCCGATTTAATATGTGCGGACCATGCGATGATTTCGGTGTCAAAAATTACCAGACCCTCTACGCCAGTCGGTTCTCCATCAGAATCTACTTCCATGGAAATACCCCACTCAACTTGCAGAGCAACCCGATCCTTTTCGGTCAAATTTAAAACAATGTAATTCGTATTTATGTAGTCGCTCATTTTATGATGCTCACAGGTTCGGTACGCTGCAACAGCGCAATCGTATCGAGAAACGCCCTGATCTGAGCGTCGCCGTTCGGACCCATTGCCACGCGGTACGGGCTGGTTGGTGTGCCGAGTCCCCACCCGCTGAGCGGCGAGATAACCCGAGTAAAATGGACAGTTTTAAGTGTGATCATGATATGATTATAGCAGGTAAAATCAAAAAGTCAAGACAGTTCCTGTAGGAATAAGAGTTTCTTCGCTACAAATAAACCCTGCATTTGCCAGCACATCTGCCATTTCTATAAGATTGGACTGTTTGGCACCACCCCAACCGGGGCGAATGGCGGCAGAGTGTATACGCAAAACTTTACTATGATTTTTTGCTGAAACTTTAAATTGCCCGAAAATACGAAAATTAAAGGACTCCGTTAGACCTCTCAATATATCATTATGTCCGCCCACATATGCATCCCAGCACATAAAATGTTTATCACTTATCATACATCTAATGTTGTGATTCCTTTTTCCATCTTCTGTAATCATAGGTTTTACATCTGATGGAGACGGATCCAAATAGACCGCAACAGTAACTCTGGAAACTTTAATATGTTTGTAAAAATTTTCATTCAAAGATATATTTCTGAGAGTTTGAAACTTCATACCGTCTCCTGTGAAGTTTCATAAACTCCATCACCATATATATCAAATTTAATGTTATTGCTATCGGTTACGGAAAACACCTCGGAGTTTTTCGACCATGCAACCATTTTATTCAGGTATGATAATGTACTATCGAGTCTGAAAATTCCTTCAAATTTTCCAATCTGTGGAAGAGGAAAACTAGACGGATTAGAAAAATCGTAAAATCTTATTTCGTCCAAAGACCCAAAGACCGATCCATAGATAGCCAATTTGACTCCGTTTGGGCTCACATGAAACGACCGGGGCCAGAAGTCATCATCAAACATCCATGTATGCATCTTGTAGACCTTCAGGTCGATGACTGATATGCTATGAGTATCCTCCGCACACACGAGATATTTTCTTTTCTTTGGGTGAGTCTTGACCCAGAAGTGCGGAAAATTTCCATAATTTCTTACGAATTCAATATACTTACTATTGTCTTTTGATGAAACTATGGTTTTGCTATACCACCAATTATTCAAGGTTGTTTGAAATGGTATAGATACGAATTCATTATTGCCGTATGATTCTGATAATGTCAAGTTGTCAAAAGTCCTTGTTCTTATTTCGTAAGAATCAGACAGTAGCATTCTTTTTTTTGCATACCAAGTTGGGACTAAATCAGGCATTTTTAAAAAACTCTTTGTACTATGAAGAGATCTATTTCATCAAGGATCTCTTCGTATGTTTTTACCATTCCTTCTATCAGATAATTCATTTCTTCTTTAGGCAGATCTGAGTGGTTTAGGGCTACGAACACCCGGGACTTAGTGTGGAACTTGCTGAGAATAGTATCTCTTTCCATGTTCTGTACCTCCACAAGATTGTATCTAACCACAAGTAGTTATACTTTTCATCATGTGAAACGGCTAAATCCTTTTACCATTTTTATTTCGTAAATTCTATCATATTTATCGAGCATATGGTCGCCACGGTGTGATATGACCATCACATGGGTATTTTCTCCAATGACCTGCTGCAGCAATTTAATAAAATCTTCGACACCATCCGAGTCCAGACTTGAATCGAACACCTCATCCAGAATCAAAATGTTAGTGTGGGCACTATTTTTGATCTTTGATATCTCTCTCCACGCCAAAAGAATTGCAATATTAATTCTAAATTTTTGACCTTCTGAGAAGGATTCATACGAAAATTCGTCTCTGTATCTTGACTTTACGGTTTCCTTGAAATTTTCATCTAGAGTAAATTCCACAAAGAAATCTAATGATGTCAGGTACTTATTGATCAATTGATTGATTACTGGGAGATATTCTTTGATGATAGAGGATTTGATACCGCTATCCTTCAGGACTGCCTCTGCATATTTCAGGTGCTTTGCATATCTGTTTAGGTACTCGATACCGTCCTTGTTCTTGGCCATGTCAGAACGGTATTCTCCAAGAATCTGTTGACCATCATCTTCATTAGCGGCTTTTCTGATCTTATCCAATTCAGACTTTATGGATACCATATTTCTGTTGAGGATGTCCATCTGCCCGCTTTTCTGCGAGGCCATCGACCGTATGCTTATTATCTCGGTCTGAAATTGTTTCATCGCTATAAGTTCGGTCTTGTACTCTTTGATTTTGATTTCAATCTGATCTATGCCATCGAGCATTTTTGAATATGTCTCGGAACCTTCCTCTAAGATTTTGGCCGCAAAAGAAGCGTCGATAGGTTGCTTGCATGTCGGGCAGTTGTTCTGCTGATAGAACTGCTTTGTCTTTTCATGGGTTTTGATCTTTTGACCTATTTTGACCTTGTACTCACCCAACTCCGATATCTTATTTTCGACACCAGAAATGTTTACAACATCTTTTGTTTTCTCCATTAGGTTGGATTGAATTTTCTGAATTTCTTCAACCAGTTGAGTTATCTGTTGCTGGTTCTCCATCAACTCTCGTTCTCTTGTGTCGGTTTGTTCGTCCTTCATCTTTCTGATCTTGTAGATGTGATCCTCTTGCAGCGATATTTTCTTTTCCAAGACTGATATCTTAGAAAAATGATCATCAATTTCGGACTTGTTTTCCTGAACATAATCCTTCAACACCGATCGCATCTTGGAAAATATCTCAATATCCAAAAGATCTTCTATTACTTCTCTGCGGTCGGCAGAAGAAAGTTTCATGAAAGGAACGAAGTTTGAGGATCCCAGAACAATGATCTGAGTGAATGATTTAAAGTTCATTCGTAGGATCTGAGTTTCAAGATACTTCTGGTAGTCTTTCGATTTTGAATCCTGATTGATGAGAACTTTATTTTCAAATATGTCAAAAACCAGAGGCTTCTGTCCTCGAATTATCTTGTATTCTTTTCCGTTAGCACTGAACTCGATCTCTACGATAGAATCCGCTAGATTGGTGCTGTTGATCAGGAGGGGCTTGTTGCAGCCCCTGAAGGACTTCCCGTAGAGGACGAAGCACAGAGCATCCAAAAGCATCGACTTGCCACAGCCGTTTTTACCGACAATGGCGGTAATTCCTTGCTGGTCTAGGTCGTACTCCATGTAATAATTTCCCGCAGATAGGAAATTCTTGAACCTAATTTTCTTGAAAACAATGCCATTCATAATTAATTTCCTAGATTATAGGTTTATCGCTTCGGTGTACAATTTGGCCATGATGTCTTTGAGCATATTTCTATCTTGAATATCTTGAATTTTTTCGATGTAGGTATTGACAATTTCTATGGTTGACATACTCATGTCAATATCAGATGTCGCTGTTTCTCCATTCACATCCGTGGTATCCATTATGGACACCTTATACAGACCAGCCCGCTCTAAATGCTCCAGTAGTGATTCGTAGAGCATGGTCTTTGTCTTATTCTGTACCACGACTCGAACAAAGCAATCTTTCATGTCCGAAAATTCGTCGTCTGTAAACTCGTATTCGTTCTCTTTGTCGTCGTAGATGAGGCGAAAGAATTTTTTATCTGGGTTGGGGACAAAGTTTAAATCCCATGTATCCGTGTCGAAGGTGTGAAACCCCTTTTGCTCACCTAAGTCTGCGTAAGTCATGTCATAGGGGCTTCCGAGATACGAGATGTTTGCTACTGTTTGTTTCTTATGAAAATGGCCGGAGAACACTTTCTTAAACCTTTTGAACTCTCCTATGCTGATTCCATTTTCACACTTGATACCGCCGTCCATTGCGAATCCAGTAATTTCAAAATGTCCAAGGATAATTTCTGCCTTAGTTGTTTTCAAAAAGTCAAAGCACTCTTCGGAATTATCATTGGTGATCCACGGAACCATTCCCCATAATATTCCCCCTAACTCCAGTTCTTCTGGAGTTGATTGGTAGAGGTTAAGACCGTTCCCCTTACCGTAGAATGGACTTAGCGAGTTAACGCTATTTGTGTTCTTGTAATACGCGGTATGGTTTCCAAGAATAACATGCTCTGTCATCTTATTCTTTAAAATAGGATTGATCCACATCTCATGGAATCTATCCATGGTCAAAACATTAGTGGTTTTCCTATTGTCCAGAGTATCACCACCGTTGAGAATGGTATCAATACCGTTCTCGATAAGATACGGAAAAAACAGTTTACTGTAAAATTTGGAATAGTAATCTAAGAAAATACTGTTACTATTGCGGGCACCGATGTGTTGGTCGGTTATCAATGCTAGTTTCATATTATAAATTTCCTAAGATTTTATTGTTCTTGCTGATCAATCATAAAATTCTCGATGCTATTTTCATCAACCGGTTCAGTTTTATCTTTGCCATCGGTGGCTGGTACTGCCGCTTTTCTGCCAAAGGGACTCTTCTTCTTTGGTTTGGCATCGGGATCTTGATTCTCTAACTCTTCTATTGATGAGAATATCTTATCTACTTCTTCGTCAACAACTATCTCATCTAGGTGCGTATTCCTTTTCAGCCAGTCTGCATACGCTCCCTGAGCGTTTGAGTTCTTGATAATAGAATACTTTAGCCTATCCTGTTTCGTCTCTTTATTGATGACTCGGATAAAGGCAAAATAGCATATTTGCGTATAATATGCAAAAGGATTCTTACTCTTTTCTGGATTAAATTTTCTCGTCGCCTTCATGCAATCCCACACCGCTTCGGCTACCATATCTTCCTTGTAATGATAATTCATAAAGTTTGCTTTTTTTGCTAAACCGTTTGAAATCTGCGTAAAGCATGTTGCGATGTACTCTGGCACTTGCGGCATTTTGAGAATAGCATCTTCATCGTCCTCGCCATCATCAAATTCTATTTGAAGATCGGAGCATGTCTTTGCATATTTTACCAATTCTGCATAAAATAGAACATTATCGACATAATGGTTCGGTTCTTTTGGCATGTGGATACTCTCTTTCATATATGGTTCATTATAGCATGTTTTTAAAGGTTGTCAATCCATCTTTCTGTAATATGTCGATTATTTTCGATTATTTTTTTTGCTTTCTTGGGTGGTGGCGGAGTTTTTTTGCTGCCTGCTACGGGTTTTTTCTTTTCGATTAGATCGTTCATTATATCACTCATTGTCTTGCTCAAATCAACTGAATCAAATGTTTCCTTTATTTCAGATACATTTTTGATAATTTTTTTGTACTCTGCAATTATGTCGGGCGTAGGATCAATAATATTATCCCATTTATCTGGGTTTACTGAAATAAACTTTCCACTGGAAAATTCAGACAAGGAATGAAACATAATCTTAAAAGTCTGCTGAGAATTTGACTCCGAAACTTTGTTAGACTTTATTCCCATGGGGTTTTTAATCGTTAGAATCTGATTTATTTCATCAAGAAACAGGTCGCCCATAATATGAGTACTGTTTGACAATTCTACGATTTTTATTCCGAATTTGTATGGTTCGTACATATGAAACCTCCCTAAACACGAATTGGTATAATTTTATACGGATGATCTTCTTTAATGTAAACATTGGCTCGCTCGACGAAATGTTTCAAAAGAAAATTTTCTTTTCCCTTATATGTACAATCGTCTGCTATGTCATACACATTGACAGATGATTTTGAAACATGTTCTCGCAGAATTCTTCCCATTGACTGGACAATACGAATTTGTTTCTTCCCGGGTGAGCCCGCAAACACTAGATTATGAAGTTTCTTGATTGAAATTCCTGTTGAGAATACCCCGTACGATGCGATGATAATTGCATCACTTTCAGATTCCATAATCTGACGGATTGATTCCCGCTCATCTGCATCGGTCTTTCCGTACACAAAATACACATTTTTAGTTGTTTCTTTCTTCATCATTTCATGAAGAATTTTTCCATGATCCTCTACCAGTTCAAAGAGAACAAGAGTATTTCCCTTTAAACGATTTACCAGATCCACGACAAACTTGTTTCTTTGGGGGAGCGAGCAAAGAAACTTTCTTTCCTCCTGATATGTCATGACCGAGACTTCTTTCGCCACCGCATCGCCGTAGGTCAGAGCGAGGCAGTTTATTTCGATGTCTGGAGCATAGCCAGCGGAGATCATCTCTCTAGCCGTCACGACGCTCTTAGCCATTCCAAAAACGCCCTCTATGACCAGTTTGTGACACTCCACATCCTGCAAGGTTCCCGTAAACGCTGTTCTGTTCGGGCAATCTTCGAGACTGTGCATTATCTTTTTCAAAGTTTTTGCTTTGAAAATATGGGCTTCGTCTCCTATGACAGATCCGAACTGAGCAAAGTATGACTTCGGAAGATCATACAAAGATTGGTATGTCGATATGACAACTCGCATGTCTGTACTCTTCGATTCGCCTCCGAATATCTTATGACAATTGTCCTGCGCATTCCACTTGGAATGAGATGAGTAATCGTCAAAATCGTTAAACATCTGGTTCACCAAGCCGATGGTCGGAACTATGATAAGAATTTTTTTATCTTTTGGTGTTGTTTCAAGATAATATCTTACCAGAGCATAAATGACTAACGACTTCCCCGATGAGGTTGCCGAAAGAATGGTCGATCTCTTTGCGCTCACTGCATGTCTAAAAGCCTCTATTTGAAATTCTCTGGGCTCGATCTTTTTGCCGTTTGCATGAACATTCAGCCTATCAACAAAGAACTTATTAATGGAATCTGCGTCTGGTTTTTTGGTAGGAAGGTCTACATTCTTATCAAATTTTACAGAGTACTTTCTCTCCGCCGCAAAAATACACATGTGAGGAAGTAGGCCGTAATACAGTTGGTTGGTTTTTGTACTGAAAAGACGGATTTTACCATCCCATCTTTTTTGCTTATAAGCCGGGGACCACTGAGATCCTTCCACATCGAATGTAAAAGTTTCTGAAAGTTCGGTCGCTATGCTCTGAGATGTATGAATCTCACAGTACACATCATTTTTTTTAGTTACATGGATATCACTCATGTACCTATTTAGGTAATATCTTACGGTGTAAACATTTGTCCACGCACTCTGACCGGGTTTAAGTCATTAAATTTGTTGGATATGACATAAAAATTTATGCCATTTTCTTCAAACATATCAAACCCTGCATGGATCGAAGATTCCCATGACATTTGATGATCGACTGATTCAACAAATTCAAAAATCTCTAGATGCCCCACCACTTCTTTGATTCCGGCGTTGATTATCCTTCTCGCACAGCCAGCACAGGAAAACCACGGTGCGACCATAGTTTCCTGACTGTATATCACATGTGGGTTGATGAATCTTTTTTGAGTGTATGAATCTAGTGCGTCTCTTTCCGCATGTTCCATGTATTCATATTTCAGATTCGTATTCAGACGCTCTTCGGTGTACTTCGTATTTTTTGGAAATCTATTGATTCCCGGAGTAAATGTCCATGTGGGATCCTTTGAGCCTATGACATTTGCCTTCGCTACGACCACCGCACCGAGTTGGGTTGAGGGATCCTTGGAGGATGACGAATGCATGTACGCCAGTGACATCGCATCTATAATGTGATCAGGGGTCTTTCCTGATCCAACTCTCAATCTCTTCAATACTGAGTTTTTCTGGGACGATTTTAGGCTTAACGACATTTTTTACTGTACCTTTTTCATTGTTAATATTATCAATTTTGGACTTAAAAAATCTTTTTGCCATGCCTAGTTGCGGCATAAATTTGAGATTATCTTTTCGCATTACTCCGTGGACTTTATGCTTTAAGATAATAGACCAGTTTCTATTAGTGTGCTTTTCAATAAACACTTCTTGTTGCTTGTATTGGCCGATGTACTTTTCCAGTTTGCTTACCCTCCGGACATAAATTTTCTGTGGTCAATTGCTGCACGAATGATCCACTGTCTATTGGTTATATCTTTTAGTTTTCTATCCACCATGTCTATCTTTAGTTCTTGCATGACTAGAGCATCTTGTATGGAAAGTAATTTCGCATCGGTTTCAATGTACGAGTCTATGTCTTTGTTCATAAGTTTAAGGTTGAAAGGTTCCATGTTATATTGTTTGAGATCTTCCGGCGACATCTTTCCGGTGTAGTACTCCCACATGATCCTTCTCCATATTTTGTACTGTTTTTCAATTTTCCATCGCTGCATTTTTTCTTCGTAAAGAATCTCACTCCATTTCTGGACGAGCGATGGGATCGACAAAGCGGACCGGTCAAGGTCTACTTCGTTAGGATCTAATATGTCGGATCTAGAATTTGCAACAATATCTTCTAGTTTCAAAAGTGACACTCCACATCATAATAAATGTAACCAAAACTTACTGTAGCAACTATTATATCACTGGCATCTGATCTAGAATCAAAATCAATTCCTGACAAAGATCTGGGAATTAACCCCTTAAAAGAAACATGTACATTTGGACTCAAAGTGTTCGTTCTTATGATCAAAGAACCGTCTTTCCTGAGATTCTCTATGTCATAATCATTACGATTTACTAATGTGGTGGCACTCCGAATCCAAGTAAAGATTTCCATCCAGTTTTTGAGATCCTCGTCCACAATAAACTGGACCTGCAATTCTTCAAACTGACCATCTCCCGACCAGTTTATGTTTCCCACGGGGGAAAACTGTGTGATGTCTCCAAGCACCAGACCGGGAAGATTTGCAGCAACTGCAAAATAGTTTAGGTGATCTAGGTCGTTGATAGAAAACTGAAAAGAAGTACTGGTTAATTCGCTTCTATTTATTGGGTCATTTGGCATACTAATATGTAGTCAACCCGTAAAGGTAGTGGGTCGGTATTTCACGACCCACACACCACTTTTACAAATTTATGACTGATTTGCTCCCGACGAATCCTCAACAGATTCTGAATTTTCTGTGATGGTGTCGTCATCATCGGCAATTTCCGCAAAGATGATCGAGTAGAAACGCATGAAAGAGGACCGGACATCTTCACTAAATCGTTGAATTGTCTGGCTAGTCGCCACTTGGACGGTGCTATTGAAAATAGCCATGTGGGTGATGATGTCCTTTAGACGACGGGTTGAAAGAGTATCTTCCACCCCACCCATATTGTAGGTCTTTCGGATCTCTCCCGCCCACTGAATCAGAGACTTGATGGTATCATCGGGAATCGGATTCTTTAGTGACAGAGATTCCATGTAATTTACAAGAATATTCAGTTCTTCGGTCGGTGTCGGGAAGGACATGTCGATCCAGAGGCTGAATCGGTCGAGCATCGCTTCATTCATAAATTGTGTGCCCACAAAGTGCCCGGAATCAGATCCACGGCCCTTAGTGTTGGCCGTAGCGACCACGGTAAATCCCGGTGCTGGGTGAATCCATTCACTGGTCTTTTTGATAAAGATTGAGTTACCTTCAAGCACTGGCTGTAGGCACATGATTCGAGAAGATCCGAGGTCGATTTCATCCAGAAGCAAAACACTTCCGGTTCGCATGGCTTCGACAACTGGCCCGTACTCAAATACGGTGTTGCCATCCTTTAGGCTGTACGACCCAATCAGATCCGATTCGTCGCTCTCCCATGTGATGTTTGTACGGATGACACCACGCCCTGCGGAGACGGCAGCCTGATTTACATCGGTGGTCTTACCAATGCCCGTAGGCCCCGATAGATAGACAGGATAGAACTTCTCCGACTTAAAGATCTTGACTAGTTGCCGGTAACTCGCGGACGGCACAAATCCTGTCATGGCCTGTGGAATGTGATCCGCTTGGGACGATGTTACCGACGAACGCCGACCCGAATTGACTCTTGTGTTTGCCATATTCAGATTTGACATTGTAGTCTGTCGGGTGCTAACGCCGCTGAAAACTGCATCTTCTGGGCTCTTGCTGAAATTTCGGATCTGCTCGATATCTGGAATTGAAAACACCCCTCGGGCCACCTTCAGACTCCTATCGGTTTGGAACACCGACGGATGATTGATATTGGGGTAGTTCTCGCGGAGTGAGATGAGCGTTGCCGCTGACACTTCACCACTAGTGACTGCATCGGGAAAATCACTGATCAATGCTGAAATCCAAGCCACATGCTTTTGACGGAGTACAAGAAAATTGTTCATAATCTATCCTTTTATTTCTGATGGATGAATACGATTCAGAGAGAATTATCTGAACCAAAGACACTTGACATTATAGCCACCATTTTGACTCTTGTCAAGCCCCCCGTGCGAAAAAAGACAAATTTTTTTTAAAGGCTTGACAAACCCGTTCGGGGTGCTACAATGTAGCAGTCGGAAACCCGCAAACTGGAGTAAATGATGAAAATTGGCAGTAGTAATCGTGAAAATGAAATCTTGGCATCCATTTTGGCATCTGAAAATGTGTCATTCTCCTACGATGCAAAGGCCCACACAGCGGTGTTTAATGTGATGACTAGGCACATTACCCTACCGCTGTTCTCCGCGTCGGCACCGAATTATCTCATCGACCATTTTATTGTGCATGAGGTCGGGCACGCTGTTTACACGCCTGTAGATTTCTTGAATTTTTTGAAGCCTATTTGCGAGCAATATGATGCTCACGAAAACTACATTAAGAGCGCGTTTAACATTCTCGAAGATATTCGCGTTGATACTTTGATGTCCCGAAAGTACCCGGGCCTACACCTTCTCCGATCAAGAGGGTACAATTACCTGTACCTGAATAACTTCTTTAAGTTGGGGGATCCGAAGGATATTGAATCTTTCTCATTCTTAGATCGACTGAATATTCACTATAAGATTGGTGCTATCATTGATGTTCCGTTTTCGCAGGTCGAACGCCGTATGGCACAGGAATTCAGCCTAGCCGAGACACCGGAACAGATTTACAAAAACATCAGAGAAATCTTGGATTTTCACATTCGTATTGATTCTGAGAATAAACCTTCAGATCTTGAAGGTGATGAATATGAGAATTTCCCTCTTCCTTTGGATGTCGATAAGAGAAATAATAAGGTTTCTGGACCCGATGTTACGACCGGAACCAGTGCTTCTAGTGCTATTCCGGTTTCGATGCAAATAAATTCAACGCCAGATTTCGATGATCCTGAAGATGAAATTGCCGTTGATCCAGAGGTTTACGATCCGGACGGGGATGATCATGATTATGACGATTATGACGAT